ACCGTCTTGTAAGGGCGGTGTTCTACCATTAAACTAACGAAGCCTGGGGTGTCTAACGAGTACCGACCTCGTACCTACTCTTTCACAGAGAGTAATGCTTCCACTACACCATAGACACCATTGAATTTTGGAGCGGCTATCCAGATTCGAACTGGAACCTAAACCTTGGCAAGGTCTCGTGCTAACCGTTAAACACCATAGCCGCAAATTTTGGAGCGGGTAATCGGATTCGAACCGATTCGATCAGCTTGGAAGGCTGTCATGCTACCGTTAACATCATACCCGCTTTACTCTATGCTGCAAGACTCTTCAATCTATCTGCTGCATAAGACGCAGCAAAAGCATTTGGTTTTACAAGAGGAACAACATTACACATGCCTTTTATATAGCCAATTGCTTCATTAATTACGATATTTGAATTGTACTCTTCATTTGGGTTAATGTCAAGATGTACTTCAATATCTACATCAATGATTGCCGCAAGATTCAGATACATTTCTGCAACTTTATAAACTTCATTCATCAGACGCATACGTGGCTTGTTCCGAGCTTGATCGTAGTCACGTTCACGAGTGATTTGCCCGAAAATCTTACAACCATTTTTGCTATTCATATGCACAACAATGGCTATAATATAATCAGCATGCCAAACACCATTCATTTTAACTTTTTCCGAGTCACAACCAAGATAAACTTTGGTATTAGGACCACAGCTTTCAATAAACGATTTTACTTCTTCTAGATTAATTTTTTTGTTGTACATAATCCACCTCTGATAAAATGGCCTCCCAGTACGGATTCGAACCGCAATCAAAAGTTTTGGAGACTCTTATGTTGCCTTTACACCACTGGGAGAATCTTTAACTAAACAATCTTCAGTTGTAAGGATATCATAATACTCATCTTTCAAATTATAGTTGGCCGGTCCTGAGAGATTCGAACTCCCAACCTCACGGGTTCGTAGCCCGGTGTTCTGATCCATTGAACTAAGGACCGTTTTAATATGTTTTAGATTTTTGTATTCCAAAATTGCATCACTCATAGAATTTACACTGTCAGTAATTAGTTTACCGTAACTTCCCCAAACATGACTAAGAGGAATTACTTGAACTTTAACAAAGAACAAACTTGTCACACAGTCACCTATAGGTGCAGTTGTTTGAGTTTCAAGTCTAAAATACAAATCATCTAAACTTTTAGGTACAACCATACTTTTTCTTTTAGGATGATTACTCAATTCAGGATTATTTGTAATCGTCCATACATATCTTCGAAAGGACCCAAGAACAGGATCCGCCATTGTATGTGCAATTTTTGCACTCATTTTCACAAGTCTTTCATTATCCGCAACTGGTGAATGAATATCTTCTAGAGACATACCTATGCGTTTTTTAGGAATCCAACTACTCGGAAAACAGAAACAAATTCCTGATAATTTTCCGTTATGCATAATTGCAACATCTTCTTCAAAATTCATTGCAAATTCAATCATTGAATCTGTTTGTGGTACACCACAGTAGATTGAACTTTTTCGAACAAGTTGCTTTGAGATATTTTCAAATGTCTCGGCACACAAATCAGGAGCAAATTCTTTTAACTCTTTTTCTTTAGAACGAATATAATCTAAATTTGGAGTTTTGTTGAAAATAGTGCCTTTATTTTTCGTCATCTTAGGATGAGTAGTATATGGAACAGAAATAATTTCATCCAACAACATAATAATCTCCTTTGGTGGTAATGGTTGGAGTTGAACCAACACTTTTCTCCGTATGAAGGAGGCGCACTACCGTTATGCTACATTACCTTCAACTGGCTCCGGAGGCTGGGATCGAACCAACGACATTCTGATTAACAGTCAGACGCAACTACCTCTGTGCTACTCCGGAATAAACTGGTCCGAGTGGTGTGATTCGAACACACGATTTCCTGCTCCCAAAGCAGGCGGAATGACCGGACTATCCTACACTCGGTTTAAAACTGGTGCCCCCACCCGGAATCGAACTGGAAATTGATGATTACAAGTCAACTGTTATACCATTTAACTATAGGGGCGAAACTTGGTGGACCGCTGGAGGATCGAACTCCAACCTCCGCCGTGCAAAGGCGGCGTGCTCCCATTATCACTAGCAGCCCAATTTCCTGCTTACCGTATACAGGGTTATCCGAAGATAGCGGCGAACTACGTAAAGTCTCCCGACTTGATATAAGTAATTATACAGATATATATTTAACTTGGCAATATGCGTTGTATATAAACAACTTGGTACCTGATACTGGTAACGATCCAGTGTCTTCCGGTTATCAGCCGGATGCTCTACCTTTGAGCTAATCAGGTATTGGCGGTCCCAACGGGATTCGAACCCGTTCCTGCGCCGTGACAGGGCGCTATACTCGCCGATATACTATGGAACCATATTAAAGCACTCTTGATCTCCAGTCTACTTGTGGTGATCAACCCGCTTTTGACTTTCCCCGATCCTGCGTCCAGTTTAGAATGCTTCAATATGGTGCCCCTCGTGGGATTCGAACCCACAAAATCCAAGTTCTAAGCATGGCACGTATACCTATTCCGTCAAAGGGGCTTTTTTCTTTGGTACGGGCACCGAGAATCGAACTCGGATTTGCTGGTTAAAAGCCAGCTACTTTACCACTAAGTTATACCCGCATTGGTGGGTGCGGATGGATTCGAACCACCAGCGTTTCTTATGTCACAGATTTACAGTCTGCTGCCGTCAACCATTTGGCTACGCACCCGAAAATTGGTATAGGGATGTATTTTGTACACATTACATGCTTAGGCCTACCGGGGCTTTATCGCAAACTTTCGTTCACCTCTCTACTCATACATTCCGCATCTATGCTCGTTGGCCACCGAACATATTGGAAGGCACTTTCGTTACCATTCCCTTATGGGACAGAACCCTATTACCATATTGAAACACACTCAATATTACACCCTTGATTCGCTTTTGCTACTAGGGGTGGGTTCTAATGTGTTTCAATATGGTACACGGTACGGGAATCGAACCCGTCTTTCCAGCGTGAAAGGCTAGCGTCCTAACCGATAGACGAACCGTGCAATGAACAGCTATTTTTTAAAGATCGTTTGTTATCACTACCGCATCGACAACAGAATCAATTATACAGGTATTGTTACCGTTGTCAACTTTGATTTTGTTGTATTTTTACAACGTTGTTTTATTGCAACTGGAGCACAGGGTCGGATTCGAACCGACGGCTTTAGAGTTTTGCAGACTCTTGCATTGGGCCGCTCTGCCACCTGTGCATATTATTGGTAGTAGGTAAGGGATTCGAACCCTTCCGTTTCAGCCCATCTGACCGATCTCCCGAGCTTATAAGACTCAGCCGCACACCAGTGCTACCTACCGTTGGCGGAGTGACTGGGACTCGAACCCAGAAGCCTGCTTTCGCAAACCGACGGATTAGCAATCCGCTCCAATACCATTATGGGATCACTCCATTAAATTTGGTGGAAGCGGTGAGATTCGAACTCACGGACCCCTCGCAGGATCGCTAGTTTTCAAGACTAGTGCAATAAACCGGGCTCTGCCACGCTTCCTAAATTTTGGCAGGGGTGCTTGGAATCGAACCAAGGATACGGGAATCAAAATCCTGTGTGATACCATTTCACCACACCCCAACAAGTTACATCTAATTTTTAAAGAACGTATATGTGTATTATAGTAGCATTTGCTTGTCTTGGCAATACACTGTTGTTTTTTTACAACAACAAAAAACCCCTAGTCTTTCGATCTAGGGGTTTGAGAATTTTTGGAACTTTTTGGAACTTTAACTCATCAAACCCCTTGTACCTTGTATCCATGACAGATTATCGCCGGCAATGCTTGGGCGATACTCGCATGTTGTAAAGGTAGGTTTGGATAAGACTAACACAAAAATCTCCGTAAAAAATTTAATATACAGGTATATAGGCTTTTTATTAATTTTTTTATAAAAATATTTACACGTTCGCCCATTTTCCATGGTCAATAGGTTGCCAGTGTATATTTTCTCTTATTATCTCAAAAGAAGTTGGAGGCCAAGTTATACCTTCGTTCATCAGTGCGGTTTGTAAAAGATATTCCGGATTGTATTTTGTGCCTGACATATACAACTCATGAAATTTATCTATAGAATCACAATATGCCGATATTATGTGTGGTAACCCTATTGCAAATTGGTCACAAAATCCGGTTTGATAACCACCAACATTTGCTATGTAGCCGTTTCTCTGATTATTAGGTGTATAAATGACCTTTGAATCTTTAGACAAACAACTGTATGCCAATTTTAAATCGATATTTTCACTAAGCCCTAAATCTGTTCTTGAACGAATAACTAAATCATAAGAGTCTAATTCTCTTCTCCACCTATCACAATATTGTAATATTTTATATTGTTGCCAGATGTTTATTGGATTACTATAATAGTCTTGATAATCGTAAGGCAAAACGGAGTAATCGTTAGGATCGAGAAGTTCAATATATTTAATTCTATGCCCAGGTGGAAGAAAAGGTTTTATTTTTTCCAACACTTGCCAAGAATTTTTCACATGCCAATTTTTGGATATTTTTGGATCAAAACCTTCTTCTCTTTTCCAAAAACAAATATACCAATCTATTTCGCTATTTTTTAGATTATGTATCTGTGAATCAAAGTCTTTTGAAAATCTTGGATTACCTGTCAATAACAATGCAGTTTTCATATCAAATTGGTTTACTTCTCCATTTTATTTTTTCTTCTTTGATTGGTAATTCTGGATTACCTATGTCTTTAAAAACATACCATAATTGTTCTTTTATAGCGAACTTGGTATATAGACAAGTCTCTAAACTATAAGCTTCCATTTCCCATGGATGATGGTAATAATCCATCACTTCTGAATTGATTCTTTCACCTTTCCATTTTGATAAATTTTCATTGGTGTCACCCTTGACATATTGTCGAATGTGCACCATTTCATGCGCCAAGGTAATAAATATTTCTCTGGCGCCAATCCAAGGATGTAATTCTATTACAAATTTCCTAGGTTTTTTAGCATCATTATTATCATCTATGTATGCCAAACCCCAATAACTGCTTTTTTTATTAAACTTTATTTTTAGATGTACGTTTTCTCTGAGCCTTTTGCTTGGTATCAGATATTCAACATAAAAAAGTGCCGCTTTTCGTACAAACGGAGTGAAATTTTTTTCTGGACTATTGATCACTCTAAGATGCATATAATCCTCCAGGTGTGCTCCATTTTATTTAGAGCAATGAATTTTTCACCTGGTGAATTATACTCTGTTTACGTTCACTCCAGCGGCATTTAAAAAATTAATACCATCTTCGGAACGATAAGTATTTCTATAGTAAACTGAACTAATGCCACTTTGATAAACTAGTTTTGCACAATCCATACAAGGTGCATGCGTAACAAACAAAGATGCTCCATCTCCTGATTCGGTAGATTTAGCTAACTTAGCAATTGCATTCGTTTCAGCATGAAGCACCTCTGGTTTAGTTTTCCATTCATGTTTATATTCGTTGTTAAAAAGGCCAGGTTCGATTTCTTTTCTATAGACAACTAAATCCTCACAATCATTGTCCCAACCAGAGGGCATTCCATTGTAACCAATAGAGATGATGCGATCATCTTTTACAATAATCGCACCAACATGAAGACGCCGAGCCGATGACAATTTGGCAAACGTTTCGGCTACCTTCATATATGCATTAATAAATTTTTCTTTCACAAAACCTCGAAATTGTTTGGCCCGGCCGGAGGGAATCGAACCCCCATTCGCACTTTAGAAGAATGCTGTCCTATCCATTGAACGACGGCCAGAAATATTATTTAGAATAATCGACTTTATGAATACATTTATCCACAAGCCAATGATTTACCCATTCATCCTTGTCCTCTTTAAGAGTTGCAACTACTTTATCAATTTCTTCACGTGTCACTTCACGCCCATCAATAATCATTTCACCGAGACATTTTTGTGTCAGTTCATCAAACTTACGATCATGTTCAGTCATCACCATTTCATCGTAAGCGTGTTCCAATGTCTCTGCTTCAATCAGCCACTTATGGCGAAAAGTGTGAACAGTATCAATCATAAAAATAGGCATTTTAAATCTCCGTAAAAAGCAATTCAAATTCATCAGCGCGCTCTTCGTATAGAGCATATCCACGAGGATTACACAATATACGAGTATCACCAATCATATAGTCAAAAACATCATGAGTATGCCCATGCGTCCACAGTTTGATTTGTGGGCGGTCAAGAATAAACTCCGACAAGTCTGAAGAATATGCACCATTGGTGAGGTGATCACCATGATAATCAGGTTTCACTGACTGCTTTGATGGCGCATGATGCCCAACAACTACGAACTTACCTTCAGGTTTAGCATCAATGACACTTTTGATATAATGCATCGTATTCACGTGCTCATTATACACAAACATTGGAGTAAGTTTTTCTCGATCTTCAATCGCTCCACTATTACGAATAATACGAAAATCGTTCATTACACGACTAACATGCCACAAAGTGTTTGGATCGTTTTTGTTCATATCGGTCCAAAGAGTAGCACCAATAAAAGTGTAGCCATTAATCTCGACCGTTTGCTTTTCTAGAAGATGAATATTTTTAAATTCTTCTAGTTCATCACGGAGAAGATTCTCAGTCAACGTATAGTCACCATTGTAATGTTCATGGTTTCCCATGATATAGATTACATTTGGAAACTTTTCTGAGCAAGTACGGAAAAATTCTTTGTCTGTAGGATGAAACTTGTTGGCGACACAAATATCACCAGACAGTATCAGAACTTCTGCATTCTCAGCATTATCGAAAAGAATGTTGCCGAATTCCAAATGTACATCAGATGCGAGTGCAATTTTCATTTAGTTTTTTCCAAAGAATCTTTACGAACATAGTGTAAAACTTGAGTTTCATGTGTAGGATAATTTTTCACTACGGGAGTAAAAGTCACTCCATCAATTTCTTTGGTTGCCCAATGAGGAAAAGTGTAGTAAATGTCCGTCAAAGTGTAACGATTGCGTAACTTTATTGGTTGATTATTTGTTTTCATGGCTTAAACAGAAGAAAAAGGAAACATATTGACATAAGGCAAAATGTTATCAGCCTTCCAACTAGGGCACCAAGAAAAGCACCCAAAGCAAAGGTAGTAAAAGTTGTCAATGTCAAATATGCTTCCATGTCAAACTCCAATAACGAAATTATAAATGAAAATTACTAGTCTGTCAAGAGTGTTGTATTTTTGCTACCGATTTGAATTTTCTTTGGCTTTCTTTCTTCTGGAATAATATTTTCCAGTTCAATCACAAGAAGCCCATCGACAATGTTAGCAGATTTTACATGTACTGTTTGTGCCAAAATAAATCGATGATTGAAGTCACGTTTTGCAATACCATAATGAATGAATTCGCGGGTATTATCTTTATCTGCACTCTTACCTGTGACCAAAAGTTTTCCATCATCTAGAGTGATATCAATTTCGTCACGTGTAAACCCTGCGATAGCAATTTCAATAGTCCAGTGCGTATCGTTTGTTTTTACAAGATTGTATGGAGGATATGTTTGAGGTTTAACCGCCCTATCAAATTCTTCAAAAGTGCTAAGAAGACGTTCGAAACCAACGGTTGCAGGCAGCAAAGATTTGCCGTATTGAAGAGTCATGCTTTTCTCCTTAAAATAAGCGAGTTAATAAAATACCAACCCATAAGGCGTTGGTCCGAGGTTTATTTTACTAGCCTTAACCTCGGTAGGCTAGCCCATCCCGATTGGGATATGGTTATTTATTCACGTTCTGTGCTTTTTTACCAATATTATATTTGGTAATTAATTCCCAATCATCTTTTTCTTTATGAGAAAGAATTTTAATTTGTGACAATGATACAATCGGATCACTTACCATATCTTTATTAACAATTTTTAATAGTTCCCAGTCTTCCAATAATTTTGCAATTGTGTTTCTTCGTGCAATATCATTTTCAGAAAAGTCTGTATTTTTACCATCTAATGCAAAAAGTTCTTTAAAATGTACGATGTAGTATCTACCTTGCTTATGTAGAATGTGACAAGACTGGTAAAGAACTTTTTCTTTTTTGGAAGCGACACCGATTCGCGTTAATGTTTCACGAACTTTTAAAAAGTCATCTTTTTCCTTTAGAGTCACCTCTACCATGTTTTCTATTTTTACCATTATTTTTTCACTCCACCTTTTTCTAATTGTTCTTTTATGAAAGCGATCTGTTTATCGGTTAGAATACGCAAGGCCTCTTTGGCTTTTTCATTTGAATAACCAAAATATTCTTTAACGCAATCTAAATTTTTGATGGTCTCTTGCTTTTGCCAAGACTGAAACTTACGTTTCATTGGTCTTACGGTATTTAGAAAATATTGGTATTGTAGTTTTGGAGGTAAATTTCCACACATATTCATTTGATTTGCATATAAAATACAATCCATATGATATGAGAGTGAGCGATTTATGATAAAAGGTTTATAATCAGATTCATTTTCTAGAACGTCTTTCTTCGTTTGAAGAATGCTTGGTAAGATTTCTTTAAATAGGTCAGTCATGTTTCACCAAATAGTCTAAAGCTCTTTTTAATCCTTGAGTATCGTCACCTAATAAACCAATCCCAAGATTACAATCAAAACAAAGCCAACCTCTAAAGGTATTAGTTTTAGGGCAATGATCAAGTGCTAATCCAATTTTTCTTCTACCATTGCCTTCCTTAGGTTTTTTTCCACAACAATCACATATTTCAGGTTTTGGTGGAGAATTTTTTCTTATTTGATCTACAAGTTTTCCTCTTTTATTTTTGCATTCTTTGCATCTAGAATCGTATCCATCATTTCGATGAATATGTTTAGGAAACTCTGTTATTTTTTTCTGTATTCCACAATAAACACAGCTTTTACTATTCAAAAGAATTTCATCACCAAATAAATCATATATTTTCGTTTGAAACATGTTCCTTCTCACTTAAAGGAACATTCAACCATAAATTCGGTCAAACAGGCCATTAAGTTAATTTCCTGATCCGCCACGAATGCAGATTGATATTGGTATTTTGACAAGATTAAAACAGCAGGTGGAATGCTGTCAGGAGTTAAATATTCATACATCGAATCATATATTTTTCTGATTATGGTTGCTGCATCATTGTCAAGATTCGAAGTGACCCATTTTCTTGCTGATCCAAAATCTTTTTCTTTAATGGATTTGATAAGCGTTGCAATGTTTACGTCTGAAACATTTGACAAAATACCTTTATCGATTGCTCCTGAAACTGAATATCGTTGTAATTCATTTAGAATACGTCGATTATCAGGAAAGTATTTTGTAATGACGGCTGCAACAACATCTTTTTCGTATGGAATGTTTTCTTGTTTTAAGATCCATTCAACACGTTTAAAGAATTGAGCCGCCATCTTAGCCTTTTGCCCATTTTGAAGTTTGAATTCAATAACGGAACAACGTGAATGAAGAGGTTCAATAATCCTGTTCTTAAAATTGCAAGTGAAAATGAAAGAACAATTAATTGAAAACTCTTCAATAGCACCGCGTAGGGCAGGCTGTGTAGAATTGGGATTTAGATAGTCTGCTTCATCAATGATGATGACCCTTCGGTCACCAGAAAAACTCATTGCTGATGCATAGTTTTTGATTTTGGTGCGGAATGTGTCAATACCGCTTTCGTCTGACCCATTGATGATGATATAATCGCAGCCAATTTCTTCGCAGAGGGCTTTAGCAATTGTTGTTTTACCAACGCCTGCGGATCCAGCAAGTAACAAATTTGGGATTTCTTTTCTGTTAACATATTCTTGAAAGGTAGTTTTGATGTTTTCGGGAAGGATACAATCTTCAACTTTGTTCGGGCGATACTTCTCTACCCATAAAACTTGTTTGTTTTCCAATCACAGTCTCCATAATGTAAAATAAAATAATTTAAATTCTTTGAAGTTTTTTTCCACCATCCCCCTTTTCTATTCTTACTATAAAATATCGTGCATTACTAGGTAGTCCATGAATATTAATGTTATTTTTTATTAGATGATATTTTAAAGAAGATTCTTGTTGAACTAACTCTTTATTTTTCATTTGATCGACAAATAAACTATTGAACGCATCAAAATATACTTTCATATTTTTCATATTGCCGATTGCGAATTGATCGTTCATACCTCCTCCTCCTAAGTTCCGAGGAACATAAATTCCTTCATCTAAATTTATTTGTTTTAAGTAAACATCATCAGCAAGGAAACAATCGGGTCTATATCTTATAACACAATCATATTCTTTGTCAATTAATTGAAAAGCTTTCATTGCTGAATATCTTTGAAAATATAGATCAGTAAGACTGGTTCTCATTTTATCAGGCTCAAATATATGATTTGCTCCAAGAGATTTTTCTATTAATAATTCCAGTTCATTATTGAATAATTTTTCAATAGAAGGTTCATTTTCAGTTACGAATTTTTTTATAACGCAATTTTTAGGTAGACCTTTTTTTATTTGCTCCTCAACTGGGCCTCCACCATAAAAAATATTTTTATCTTCATCACGAAGAATATAATTATTCCACATGTAAAAATAAAGGTCTATATTTGTTGCATCTTTTATTCTATGATAATTATCGAAAATATATTTTGTGTATCGAGGTTGCCCGGAAGCAACCATTGCTATATTCATATTTTTCTCCAACTATCGTTTTCTTTTACGTATAGTTTGCCATCAGGACCAGGAACAATTCTCACCTCAACATGTTTTTCTGTACCCTCTTTGTATGTTGGAGCATTAGAAAATATATACTGCCCTTGTTGATAATCTTTTTTTATTTCTTCACCATATGTTGCCATCAAAGCTAGAACTGGTTTTCCTTCAATTTGTTTTTCCAACTCGGCGCTAGGAACTTCATCTTGTTTATATACAATTCGCTCCTTAACTTCTTTATAACCAGCAACACCAACAGCAACAAATCCGGCTAGCCCTAATCCTTTAGCAAATCCTCTGCGTTCTGGATTCATTTCGCCTCCGTAAGCCCGATATAAAGAGTTTCAAACTCACTATCATGCGCAAGTTCTTCCTGAAAAGAATTTTTATGATGCGCTTTTGCCAAACGACGAATTACTTTTTTAGGTATTTTGTAATTGTCAAAGACTGCATTGATAACATCTTTGATTGCATCTTTGTGCTGAGAGATAATGTCAAGTTCATTTGAAATTTCATTCAAAGCTTCTTTGATCGATTTCAAATCTTCTTCTTTAAAAGTACCATATTGTGTAACGATATCAGTCATTATTAAACTCCGTAAGTAGAACCAGGTTCGGTCGTAACCCAATATTCAATTGGTACAGACTTGTTTTTAAAGTGCCCAATTCCTCGTGAATGAATCGTAACATCATATGATCCGAGAATAAACTTAAAATTTTCTATAGCAAAAATCATTTTAAAAGTTTTGCCATCACCTTCTGCAATTGTTGTTGTATTTACGTTAGATGAATCATCTTTTACATTAAAAACATCAACTGTGACATTTGCACCATCAGAAACAAAAGCGATATTGGTCGAGTTAAGTGCGGATGCAGCTTTCAAACACCAATCAAGATCCTCTTCTGTGATGGTGAAAATAATTTCAGCATTTTCCATGCTGACTTTTTTCTCAGGGGCAAGAAGTAAAAGTTCTTTTTTAGATTGATGATATGTCGTGCTACTTTTGCCTACTCGATTGCGGATAATAATTTTTTGATCTTCAAAATCAAGTTCAGGTAAAGTACCTTTAGAAAGAGATAGAACACCCAAAAAATTGTTTAGATCGTAAATTCCGAACTCTTGTGGAAAGTTTTCTTCCACTGTTGCTTTAGCCAAAATATTTTTCTGCTTTGAAACAGTTTCAATAACATTACCAGGTTTAACATAAATGTTCTGATTAATTGTAGAAAAATTCTTCAATACATTCATGGTGTTATTTGTCAACTTCATTACAAACTCCTCTGTTTAAGAGATTCAATTATATCACTTCCGTAATGGCCTTTCAAGCAGTTTGTGATTCTTCCTTTTAATTTTTCCAGAGTATCATTATTATCAATAATATAATCCACGCCGCTGCCTATCCATCTCCATTCGGATTCATGTACACCAGTTTTTTCTAACATAAACTTTTCCGAGAAAGCGGACCCATTTGACCTATTCGCATCTGCGGCAATATGAAACCAAGACGGCCTTTCACCTCTGCGAACTTCTATCAAAATACCTTTTTTGCTTTTCAGCCATTCTATTTCATTTTTAAATCTAACGTCGGTTACCACCACATTTTGATTGTCTCCTAATTTTTTGATTTTATTTTCTAAAGAAAAAATCCAAAAATCTTCATGAAATACATTCCTACCAGCTTCAGTACCAAGTAATTGTAATGCTAATCGTGGTGTAAAGTGTTCACCGATTTTTTTAGACCAAAAACCATCCGGCTTTTCTCTAAATTTTCTAGACTCTTCTGTATCTCCCTCCAAAAGATGCCTTTCCCAACCGAATAAAACGGAAGCAACATCTTTTAGGTGGGAGGCAAAACTTAAAGAGTGAAATCCAAATTCAGTTTTTAAGAAATCGCCGACGGTTCCTTTTCCAGAACCGATGAACCCTACTACACCAACGATCATTACATTTCCCCAACAAAGTTGGCTACGGCAGGCATATCACCATGAAAGTGATAAGTTCCAATATGCTGTGTTCTCATCCATGGGCAGAGCCAAATTTTTCCACCAATTTTTCTCCAAAGTTGACAGAACATATAATCTTCTGACAGATAACGATCTGAACCGCCACCAGTTGCAGAATCTTTTGTGTCAATAATAGTATCGAAGAAAGCATGAATGTAACGTGAACCGTCAAAATGTTGTTGCCCAACATGATCTGGTTTGTAACGAAGTTGAGGATATGCTTCTTCCATTTTTGGAAATACTTCACGTTTGATCAACATGAATCCTGTTCCAATTTCCATAACTTCTAGTGGTTCAGAAACTTGAAACTGTGCAGTACCTTTTACTGGATTGAACACGAAGTCGCCAGCAACTTTTTCAAGTTCATGAGGCTTCATATCAGGATGAAGAAGCGCGGCTTTTTGAATACTCTTCCATTTGATTGCTTTTTTAGGATACGGTCCACCAATAACATCTTTGTCGAGAGCCAACATAGCAATAACATCTTGCGGATTGAAACAAATATCCGAATCGATGAACAGTAGATGCGTACACTCTGAACGATTATAAAATTCATCTACAAGGTAATTTCTTGCCCTCGTGATTAATGATTCATTGAATAGGAAAGAAAATTTAACATTGACGCCATATTGAATACACATACCTTGAAGATCAAGACATGCTTTCATGTACAAACCATGATTCATACCGCCATACATGGGTGTAGCAACAAATAGACTTTTTTTTCTAAGTTCATCTGTTTTTATTTGAATTTCCATTTGCACTCCAAAATAAAAAAAGGAGAGGCCATATTTAATGGCCTCTCCTGTATCAAACCATTATTAAGCGGTTTGTGGGCGAACACCCATAGAACGCCATTGTGCTTTCATTGTTTTTGAAGGTTTTCCAAGGCGATAGATGGAAACTTTGGTACCATCACCACGGGTGCGAGTATTGGTGTAAATCGCATACCCTTCTTTCCGAAGTTCATGGATTCGAGCAGCAACATTTTTAACACCAAAACGAACACGAGCTTGTGCAACACTGAAAGTGTTGTAGCCTTTAGTTTGTTTCAAAGTGTTAATCATACGCACTTTTGCACTGGTCTTACTCATAACTAACTCCTATATCAAAAAATAAAAAAGAAAACTCGATCAAACGAGTACGCACATCATACTACTATGTAGTGTATTTGTCAATAGGTTGTGAGGTAAACATTAATTATTACCTACCAACTTGAGGCAAATATTTTTGTTTAGCTTCTTCCCATGTAAGATAGATCAAATCATCATAGAAAAGAGATTCTTTGGAAACATTATTTTTCTTCTTCAGCATAGAAATCCTGGGTTTTGCATACTTAGTTTTCCAGATTTCCGATAATGCTTCGCAGCTTGTATCAAAAGATTTAACAAGCTTATCTTCAGTTATTTCACCACGCAAAAATTCGCAGGTGTTATTATACAGAGGTGAAAAATAAATTCCTCTTTGATGATCCGTTTTCGTAAGTTCTTTTGGAATACCAAGTTTTGGGTACGCAAAGTGCAAAGAACGATTCTTGTGATCACGTTTGAACGGCAACCCTTGTGCGTTCTTAGCTTCCCACCATTCAAAATATTTTTCGGTATGGTTCTCTTTCAACCAGTTCCAAATCATTTGAAGCGTACTTTTTCTTGGTTCAAACGCCACTGAACCTGAAGAAAATCCCATTTTTTGCCAATACTCCAGCCCATCATATTGGCTCAATCCGTTTGCTTTTGTATTTCCGTAAAGTGAAGTTGTGGTCACTCCGATCAAAGTATTACCGTATTTTTCTTTCCAAATTCTCTGTACATCATCAGAGAGACATAGAAGGGCAAGCAATTTGCCACCCATGTAATTAAACCCTAGAGGCTGAAATGGCACTATCGAAGAACCAATAGCAGTGTAATTAATCATGCCACCTTGTGTCTTCTTTTCTCGTTCCCAACCAATAAATTTATCTCTTGGTGTTAAGTCGAGAAAGTCGGATGAGATACAAATAACTCCCAAGTATTTACCTGTTACATCATCCTTTACCATGAAATTCAAATTTCTTCCAATATTAGAATTGTTTTTCATGGTCGAAATAAATGTTCTTGCTGTATTCCAGATTACAGGCAAATCTTTTGTTCTTTTTTTATCTTTTTTTGTTTTAGACCCGTCAACAGCAGTAACAAAAATTTCACCAGAATCATCGGTGTATTCCATGACAGGTTTAAGTTTCATGAAATCATCAGGAGATTCTGGAATCCAAATGTTATTTTTAACAAAATTAATATATTGCTCTTGAGATGAATCTAGAAGATGCTTTTCTACGTCACCGAAAACTGACGTAGTTTCTTTTACAGGATACTTTTCTTGAATTTCACACCACTTTTGATATAACGTGTATTCTTTTACATCCATTTTTGACGCATATGTCAGGTCACTAGTGAGTATTTCAGTTAGCTGATTTGTATCAACGTGTTCAAATTTAGAAAACGGGTTTTTAGAACTCCAATCTTCCCATTGTTTTTTTACAAAATCCGGCCATTTTTCTTTATCGAATGTTTCCGTAATTTCTGCTTCGATTGTTTCCATTATTTGTTTCTTTCAAAGATTTCGACAATAGTTTTAGATACTTGCTTCGTCTTTTCTGAGCAAGTTGTATTGATACGGTGCCTACATGACTATGATACGTGATTCCGTTCATATGGTCAAGTTCATGTTGAAAACATCTAGCAGTCATACCGGTAAACTTTGCTTGCCTTAAAATGCCATTAAAATCTTGGTATTCTACCTCAATTTCTGCTGGTCTTTCTACGTTCAAAAACAAACCTTTGTATGATAAGCAACCTTCTTCCATTTTACTTTGCTGTTCGGAAGACTTTAAAATTTTTGCATTAAAAAAAGCCACATAGTTGTCACCAGAACCCATCACAAACACTCGATATTCAAATCCGCATTGGTTAGCTGACAACCCCAATCCATTATGAAGTTTGCAGGTTTCAACCAACGAACTGGCGAAAGAATTGGGGTCAACTGGTGGTTTTTTAAAATCGAAATCTGGTAAAACTTTTTTTAAAGCAGGATGGGCTTCAGGCACCAGATCGAAAATACGAATCTTTTCTTGTATAACGGAAGGTTCATTTTTGTATGGATCTGTATTAATTCGGATAACATCGTTTTCTTTAATTACATCAGTCATTTTACCACCTGTGAAAAATTATTTTTCTTTTCAAATCTAATTACGGATCTAAACTTGTCGAACAGTTGATCTCCCTTATGTGAGATAACAAAAACGTTAGTGTTATTATCTAGTGTATTCAAAAGCTTCATAAATTCTTCTGTGCCAACACCATCTAATGAAGAATCAAAAACTTCATCTAGAATAAGCAAATTGGTATTAGTTGAATTTTTTAATTTTGCTATTTGTCTCCACGTAAATAATAAAGCGAGGTCAATTCGCATCTTTTCTCCCTCAGAAAAGGAAGCGTAAGAAAAAACGTCACGATGCCTTGACTTAATAGTTTCTTCGAAGTTTTCATTCAGATTAAAATTAACAAAAAAGTCCATTGCAGTTAAATACTTATTGATCAACTTATTCATTATTGGCAAATATTGCTTAATAATTTTAGTCTTGATGCCTGTATCTTTTAAAAGAGTAGCAGCAAATTCATGATATTGTTTTTGAACAGATAATTCATTACCATTTGTTTCTGCATTCTTTAATTCATCATTTAAAGTTTTTAGTTTTTCATTATCATTCTCTGTGAAAAATGTATTCTGTTCTAGAGATTTTATTTCTTCAATTAGTTTAATGTTATACTTATTAACGCTAAAAATCTGTGTATTTAATTTAACTACTTCAGAGTTATGTTCATTAATATGTTTCTGTATTTTTTGAATTTGATCCAAACGGGAATGTAATTTATTCAATTCATCAGAAAGCTTTTCACTTGCCACATCGATTTCTTGTATTTTATCTTTTTTGGTTGTGATGTGATTAGTTTTAGTATCATGAGTAATGATCTGATGGCATGTTGGGCAATCATTATTCTTTTCAAAAAAATCTATTTCTTTATTTAATTTTTTAATGTTATCGGAAAGTTTTGATTGTAATGTTACAATTTTGGTACTTTTTGAATGAATATTTTTTTCATCCGAAATACTATTCTGCAACTGTTCGATATGTTTTTGAATTAACTCAATGTTACGGGTTGTCTTTTCCACAAACTCATGATTTTTTATTCCTTCTTCTTTTTTCTTTTGAATTTCCGATTCAAAATTTTTCCTATGCTCTTCAAGATTTTGTTTTTGAAGTTGTATTTTTTCGTTAATTAATTTTATTTGATACTCGTAGTCTTTTTGTGAATCTTTAATTGCACTAATTTTATTTTTGACAATATTATTCATTGAAGAAAATATTTGTATATCTAATAGGTCCTCAATAATTGTTCTTCTATCTGCCGGAGTCAATTGCATGAATGGTACGAAAGATGCGGAACCCAAAACTACAATTTGAGTAAAGGCTTTTAAGTTCCATTTCAGAATGAATTTTTCTAGATGTTCTTGGTAATCTTTTGCTTTGGCGTCTTGATTCACCAAAACATTATTGCAGTAGATTTCAAATACATTAGGTTTTATTCCTCGAATAATTTTATATTCTTTTTTACCAATAGAGAATTCAATTTCAACAACACAGTTTGAGTTATTGATAGAGTTCAATAGCTGTGGCTTGTTTATTTTTCTAAAAGGTTTTCCAAATAAACCAAACGTAAGAGCATCTAATATGGTAGATTTGCCTGCACCATTTTGCCCAATGATCAAAGTGTTGGTTGATCGATTTAGATCAACCTCTGTAAATGAGTTTCCCGTGGAAAGAAAATTTTTCCACCTACATTTTTTAAATATAATCATTATCTAAATTTTGGTCCAATAACCCAACAAACAAGAGTTTTTCTAATTCCCTTTGTGACTGGTGTGACTCTATGAAGTAAAAAAGAGGGCAATAAAAGAACATGACCTTTGTTCATATTTACATTTACAGGCAGCCTTTCTTCAGAGAAATTCACTTGAAAGTCTCCACCTTCAAAATCAACTCCTTGCTGATTGAGCATCAACACAATAGTCATTTTTCTTAAATGCTCATTAATTCTGTATGTTATATTCTGTGGTGTATTCATTGCAATATCCATATGAAATTCATGTTTTCCTGTAATATCATATTCAGCATATTGCATATAATCGAATCCTGTTAAATCAAACCCAAACATGGTGTCATTATAGAATCCTATCAATGTATTTAATTTTTCATAAATCCATCTGTTGTTATTATCCGGTGAATTTATGAATGCTGTTTTAGCATTTCGTGTGCTGTAAACGTCAGTGCCGTCAAATAGTTGCCCTTTACCTAAAGGTAAAGAAGAACAGTAATTTGAAATAATGTCAACCTCTTGGCTTGTAAAAAACCCCGTGTCAACATGCATGCTTGGAAAGAATAGAAGTTTATCTAAAGGGTTGTTAACCAACCTAGTCGCATGACTCATGATGTTTCTCCTTCATTTAAGGCTTCAACATATATTTCTTGGAAGAGAGTTTTTAGTTTACTCTTTTCCAGATCAGTTGTCAAGTTATCAACGTATTTGTTTAATATGGTAATGGTATCTTCGGCTTGATCAATATCATCATCCATAACGTCTTCTATTTCAGTATAATCTTCCGCAATGGTGATATCTATTGGGTTTACTTGATATAATTTATTAATGAGCATATCAAACAAATATGGATTAGTTTTATTTACTACCACAACTTTCACATATACCGAAGTAAAACAGTTGATATCCATATCTTGTATTTCTTTTATAGAGAAAGCTTTATCGTCATACATTAATTTATGAAACATTTTATATGGATTGGCAACGAATTCTAGTTCATGGGTTTCCAAGTCAAAAATATGAAAGCCTCTTTTATCGTCGTAATCCTGCCAGGTTAATTCATATGGATTACCAAGATAATGAATATTGCCTTTTGAAGACTTATGGTGATAGTGCCCAGAAAAAACTACATCAAACCTATCAAACATTTTTGGGTCAAGCCCTTCATGTGAAGGTGCTCCTCTGTACATTTGAAAGCCTTCAATTTCAAAATGCCCCATGCAAATAGGTGCGGTTGTGTTTTTTAATTCTTCCATTGATGCAACATAATTTTCTGAACAAATCCATGGCATCATAGTGACTGGATAGCCAGCAATCTGTATTGTTTGAGGGTCGTTTATGGTGGTGATGTTGTCATATTCAGATAACATTAACTCAGGTGAATTAACTTCGTTAGTATTTTTGTAATAGGTGTCATGATTGCCCACCAGCATGTAAACTTTTATACCGCGTGTTTTTAGTCTTTCAAAAAACATTTTCTTTGACCTCTGCAAAGTATAAAAGTTTACATACTTGCGACGGTCGAATGTGTCTCCCAATATTACAACGGTCTCGATACCTCTGTCATCGATTTCTAAGAAAAAAAGATTATAAAATTTTTCATAGAAATCTAGGAAATGAAGTGAATCGTTTCTTGCACCGAAGTGCTGGTCAGTTATCAATGCTATTTTCATAATTAGTCTTCAAGAAATTTTTCAATACCTTTTTCTTTTTTCACGATTTTCTTTTTCTTTTTTGTCTCTTCGAAATTTTCAATAAACTCTGATATATTGTCGTATAGTTCAAAGGGTTTGGAATTAATTTCATCGAAACCCATGAGTTCAGACTCATCTAAAATACCAAAATTTTCAGTTGATTTGTATTTGACATAGAGCTGTTTTTTCTCTTTCTGTATTCTCCGGAGAAAAGCATAATATATGATTTGAGTAAAATAGGCAAATGCGTTATTGGATTTTTGAGGGTCGAAGTTTTCAAAATACATCAGACAGTTTTCAATACCATCTGCAATCATTTCATCACGATAGGTATAGTTGATGAAGTTTGGTTTGTGGGAAAGCCCTTCGGCAATCTTCATGAAACACTCACCAATGTAATTTGGAATAATAGGTTTTGGTTGCCTCTCTTTTTTTGCGAGAGCTACCGCTTCTTTATAATCGACCAATGCTTTGCAAAAGTCAGCATTGTTTATATAATGTTTTTTGGTATTTGTCATATTGTTCACCATAATAAGTATTGATTTCCACTTGACAAAGGTCTACACTCCACTATGTAGCCTCTGCATGTTAATTAATAAATCTTTCCTTAGGTATCTGGAGTGTCTCCAGTAATACTTTCAATTTATCTTCACTTTCATCTTCAAGAGAAGAATCACTTTCTCTAGATTTCTCAAGAGCATCTAATGCATTCTCATAGTATTCTTCGAAGTCATCGGAAGGATCAAGCATAGCAATAATCTGATCTCTTTTAATAGAAGCAGTATTTGTTTTAGTAACTGGATAGGGTAACCAAAAATCCATTGAAATATTATGCGCACCGCTTCTATCAATCTTTAGGTAGAATTGAAGAGGTTTTTTAACCACTATTTGTTCTTTTTCCTCTTCTACATAGCAAATGATCTGATCACCGTTATACAACTTGATTACTTGAACTCTTTCCATTTTTTAGTCCTATTTTGTAGAGTTTGTAAACAAACTTCTCTTCATTATATAGCTTTGTCCTTTCCACGAAATGTTTGAGAGTATGATTCATATAGTTTTTGTATCTCAAATCATCTGCTATATCATATAAAATTGCTTTTTCTTTTTTTTCACCTATTCTAAGTGCCCTACCTATCGATTGAAGATTACGTACTCTAGACTTTGATGGTGAAGCAAAAATTACATTATGTAAGTTTCTGATATTAATACCGGTAGAGAACGTACCATATGATGCAATAATGATTGCATTTTCTTCTTGTTCTGTTATACTGCGGACATTCTCTCTCGTTTCAACATCTGTTTTTCCATATATGAAGAAAACTTTTCTGACACCAATATTTTTTGTATTGGTGATAAGATCATATAGTATTTTCCCATGTTTGTCAACGTATTGGTATAGTATGAGTGTATTACCTTTTAATGATGCCGCCAAGTTTTTAATAAACTTGTTTCTAATCTCATTTAATATTAGATATTCAATTTCTTCTTGGTACGTAGTTTTTTTCATTAACTCACAAATTTCATCATCATGTTTAAGAACCAAACATTTGATTTCAAAATCTGCAAGTCTGTTTTTGTCCATGAGTTCTTTTGTGGTGGCAACTCTTTCGGCTAAACCAAAAAGCCCTTCTAAAACTAACTTATGAGTTTTAGTGCCGTCTAAACTGCCTGTCAAACCTACTCTATATTTTGCATTGATGCACTTGGTCAGTATTGATGTTAACGATTGTGATTTGAAAAGATGAGCTTCATCACCTATAACAAAATCAAATTGTTCGAAATACTCTTTGGGAAATTGATAGATTGATTGCCAAGTTGTTATTATCAAAGGCAGTTGCGTTGTTTTTTCTTTACCCTGATAAATTTTATGTATTGTGTTTGATACATCCCAACCATTTTCTGAAGAATAATCCGCAAAGTCTGAATATAGTTGTTCGACGAGAGATGTTCTCGGCACAATTATCAGACCTTTTTTACAATGATAGTCCAACAATTGTCGTACAATCATGTACATGATTAATGATTTACCTGATGCGGTTGGTGAAAGAAGTAAACATCTTCTTTTTCTCATCGCATGTATAAATGCAGTTCTTTGATGAGAATCTACAGTTAACTTTTTACCTCTTGAGTGTGCGTTTAACTGTTGTATATATTTGTCTGCTAAGTATTCTGAAAAATCATCAACAAGGTCTGGGCGTGGGTCCTTATACTCTACAGAATAATCTCTTTCACTTGCAAATGTTTCTATCAGTGAATAAAGCCCATGATATAGTTCATTACTTCTTTGATCGAAAAGTCTTATCTTTCCGTCCCAAATTTTATTTCTGAATGCTGGTGTGAATTGGTAACCGGGAACATAAAAAGTAAAGTAGTCGGATAGTTCTTGTGCCGTGCTCCGATCACATTCTATCTTCACATAAGATTCATTGCTTTTTTTAACTATTATTTTAGTTTCCACCTATAAATCTTTCCCATGAAATATAATCTCTTAGTTGATAAGTTCTACTTTTCAATTCTTGAAGAATAGATTCGCATACTGAAATGCATTCTTCATGATGCATCTTCTTTTCTAGTAATCTAATTAAATCTTTGTCTGAATCTATATATCGTTCTATGCCTTGCTTCGTTTTAATGTTGAGAAGAAAAGGTTCCCAGCCATATTCTTCTAGCTCCTCTTGAGACAGACTGCCATTGTAATATTCTTCTTTAATCTTTCTTTGCCTAGAATAATCAAAATTAAGTTTTTTATTGGCAATTCTGTGTTTCACCAACATTTTCAAATACTTATTGTGCAGTGTTGGTATTTTAAGAAGTTCTTTACCAGGTTCAGTCGAGTCAATAATAGCGTCTTCTTCCCAAAATTTCATGATTTGTTCAAGATTTTCCATAATTATAATCCAGATATAAACTTTTATTATATCAGGCTATTCTTTCTATGTCAAAGTAATTAAAACGGAAAGTGGCATTTGAAATAAGATGGTGCTCATTGTCTGTTGTGGTATCAAACTCAATTTCACCTAAACTCAGGGGAAAAACATCGGCATACTTGATTCTCATTTTTGGATTATTTTGATTGGAATAAATGGTCAATATGGCTTGAACTCTTGGTTTTGTTCTATACCCCATATCTGTAGATATACCTCTAATCCAATTGTGTATTGCTAACCAAGATGACAAATCTTCATTGACTATGAATTGCATCTCTAATGTTTCATATATCATCTTTGTACCAGGTACATATAGGTCTAGATTTGGTGTCACATGTGGCATTTCAGTCAATTGAACACCAGGTAAATTTATTTTCTGGCAGAAATAAATTGTATCTGAAATTTCTGGAAAACTAACAGAGTATTTACTTGGTTGTAATGTGTTTATATTTTTTGGTTTTTTAATTAGCCCACTCATATTAATCCTCCTTGTGGACTATTTAGGAATAAAAAAAGAGGAGCCCGAAGGCTCCTCTGAAAGACCACTCTTAACGGTGGTTTTATCTATACTACAATTACATCAGGTTAGCGACGCGGAAAATACGGTAGTACGTATTGCGCTTCGAGTACAACTGACCCAGATCGGCGTTAGGACCGCCAGCAAATGGGTTTGCTACCATGCCGTAACGAGTCTTGAAACCAATCTTTGGCTGGAAGGTGTACTGATCAACTGCACGAACCATCTGGAGAGGAACGTATGGGCAGTAGAACAGACCAGCGTCATAAGGTGAAGAACCCTTATAACCGATTGTAACAAGCTCTTGATTGCTTGTATAGCCACCGAAGTATGGATCGATGTAAACCTTGATACGACCATGCAGAAGACCTGCAAA